TTGGCTTCAGTCAACGCATCAGTAGGGTTTGCACCAGCATCTACAGCTGTAGTGATCTGGTTGATCACGGATGCCATCTGACGTGCAACACCACCAGAACCAGCAACAGCAGCTTGGTCTACACCAACCATGGCGTATTCTGCATCGCGCTTGATTTCTTTGAGCGCTTTTGCAAGCTGGTGAGCTGTTTCCTTGGCTCGGCCATAGGTGCCGATAGCGTCTGCTGTTGCAGATACTTGGAAGCCTTTGGTCAAGATTTGGGTGTTGTTAGTGCGCTCTACGGCATCAATCAGAGTTGCCATAGTTGCGTCTGCGCCCTCTACCGCAGCGTTTGCACCCGCTGAAGCAAGGCTGTCTTCGAGCCATGAGAAGGTACGAGCTGTAACTTTCTCGTTCTTGAACATGGTGAACGCTGGCGTATCGAAAGGTGTAATGTCAGAGATAATATCTGCAACCGACTCTTTCTTTCCGACCTGATCGTATGTAGTATAAGTAGCCATTTTTGTATCCTTACAATTTGTTAGGCAAGATTGTGGTTAGTCTTCCCAACGGGCCATTAAGGCTTCGGCAATGTCATCTATGTCGCCACCGTAACGTGGGTTTGAACGCAGCTTTTGTTGCGCAGCTTGGCGCTTCTGTGTTCTCACATCAGTTTTGGTTGGTGGGGACTTCTTAGAACTCAAGACCTTTGTCTTGCTGCCTTTTGATTTAGTCACTTTAGCTGCTGCTTTCTTGGTTTTAGCAGCCTGCTTCGACTGATCATAAAGACGTGCTTTGTTGATCAACATGATGACACTAGGGTCAGTGTATTGATCCACCTGTTCTTGAGGCAAACCCGATTGCACAGCGTATTGACGAATGTCGCTATAAAGCTCGTCACCCCAGTCAGGCAGGTTTTCTTGGAGTACCTTTACGCACTCTTGAGCTGCTACTTGTACTGCGGCTTGGTTCTGCTGCTGCATTACGGACATAAGACTACCGCTTTCCTCTTTGAGGAACTTGAGGTCGTCTTCGGCTTGACGTGCATCCTGTCTAAACTGGGCAAATGTCTCTGGGTCCATCTGCCGTGAGGCCACCAGCATGTCGATGTCGGTGTACGGTCTGTACCGCTCTTCTGCACGTTCTAAGAGTTTTTGGTATGACAACTGCGCTTGAGCAAACTGTTGTTCTGCTGCTTTCCGCTGAGTTGCTAAATCTTGAGACTTTTTGGTTAAAGATGCCTCTTGTCCGAATAGACGTTTGAGTTCTTTTACAGATACCTGCTGCTGTTCACCGTTGACGGAGATTTCCACAAGGCTTTCGTCAGACACGAGCTGTGGCTCATCGTCTTCCTCGTCGTCCTCTTCTTCATCTTCAGTCTCATCAGGGTCTTCTAGTTCCTCATCGTCTTCATCTTCGACTTCAGTTTCTTCAGTATCATCCTCGTCAACATCTGTCTCGTCGATGTCTTCGGATGTCGCATCTTCGTCTTCGGGTTCTGATAGGTCTTTACCGTCATCCCACCGTCCTAAGATTGCATCAGCCGCGTCATCTATATCGAATGCGCGGGGCTCAGAGTTAGTATCTTGCACGTTATTCATGGTGCTACTGGTCCTCTTGGCTGTTGTCGCCATTTGCTGCTTCGTGGATGCTGTTACGCACTTCCACTCGCTGTTTAAGTGTGTTCACCACGTCTACTAATGCGCGATAGTGGTTGTAGGTTTGCTCACGTTTCTCCCGGTCCTCTGGCGATGTGTTGACAAAGGTTTGGAAGGTCTGCTCGACAAGTTCGTTGATGACAGAAGTGAATGCAGAGGCACCAAGTAGCGCCTCCGCTTCATCTCCAGCCACCACAAGTTGCTCTTCTTGTGTAGGCATAGGTTATCCTATTGGTTTACCCGTTAGGGCTTGCGATTGCTCGGACATCTTCAGCACGGCGCGCAATCTCAAGTTCTTCGAGGTTGACGTATTCTTTGTGCTCTTGCTGGCTCTCTTGGAGGTCCATCTTGTCCGATTTGAGTGCGAAGTCTGCTTGTGCTTGCATCTGCTGCATCTGTAGCTTCATCTTCGCAATTTCAGCGTCAAACTGTGCCTTCATCTCTGACACGACTGTCTGACGTTCCTGAATTTCTAGCTGCTTCTGAGCCATCTGCATTTGCATCTGCTGTGCTGGATCAGGCTGCGGTGGAGGTATCTGTGCTGGGTCTGTAAGGAAGTCAGCAACATTTTTGATACCAGACTTCTCAAGTACAGCAGCCAACATCTTGAACTTCTTGTCGGGGCCATACATCTGACCCAGTGTTGGGTCTTGTGAGAAGAGGGTGTGGAAAGCCAGGTACTTCTGTACCATGGTCTCTTGGTCGCCATAGCCAAGGTGAAACTCGACTTGCACGTCACGCTTGTCAGTCCACTGTGCCGGGTTGATCTGCACATAACGACCAGCCAACTCCACGATCTTCTCTTCGCTCTCGTTCTCTACGACTAACTGGTAGACCATAGTGAACAGGGGCTTCAGGAAGTTGTTGGCGAAGTTACGGGCAATGATCTTTTGGCGCTGCTGGCTCATAGTGGCCAACTGTTCAACCATAGCAGCTGAGTTCTGCTTGCTTATGGCATCCTTGTTGAGGCCCTGCGATAGGCGAGACACGCCAGAAGTATCTTCTTTGTCCTCATCAAGCATCTGAATGGTCTGGAAGACAAACGGGTTCAGAGAGGCCTGCTGCATCGGAGAGATAGCATCAGGTCTTGTGACGTTGACGATACCACCAACACGGTTGTCGATCAGCTCACGAGGGTTCGTCAGCCCACCTTTGACTACAGTGTATCGTGGGTTGTTTGTGACCATAGCGTGGTCGAGGATGGAGCGTGTCAGGACTGTACGAGCGTTCTGGATGCCCACGAGCTTGTCAGCAAAGTTGTTGCCATGGAAAGCATGTGGGATAGGAAGCGGTACAAAAGCCACGAATGGGCGGCGGCTGACCATCTCTTTCTCTAGCAGTACGTTTGAGGCTTTAACTACACGGTACAGATCGGCTGTGCCTGTGCCCTCTACATCCAACTCAATGTAAGCCTCGACTACAGTCACCTGACGTGTCTGGCGCTGGTAGCCTTTAGCGTTGAAGCCACGGTCTGCACCAATGTCATCAAAACGTGCCAGTATCTCTGGGTCATTGTCGAAGTCAGTGTCCTCGTTGTCAGCAATGTCTGCAACCAAGTCTTCGTCGTATCCCATCTCAATAAGCTCAGAGATAGTCTTCTTGGTGCGGTGTGCTAGGAAGGCTGCTGTGTCTAGGGATTTACACTGAGGTTCAATGAGGAACTCTTCTGGAGCGATAGCCTCAACTTTGACTTGGGATGTATCACGATACACACGAAGCTCACCACTGGAGATACCATACTCATCCTCAACGATCTCTTCGATCTCTACGTTGTCTTGGGAAAGCAGAGCGTCCAGCTCATCCTCAGTCAAGTCTTCGACTGCTTCTAGGTGGCTCTCAGACTGCTTGGACCAGTAGACCTTACAGATACCTGCACGGGCAATGAGGCCATCGTGAATGACAGTCTGCATTACCTCAAACAGGTTGTTCTGACGGTGAAGCACATAGTCTGTGTACTCCGTGCAGACCTCTGCCATGGCAACATCTTCGACACCCTGCGGGGTAAAGCGTAGGGTCTTGTTGCCTGTGCTGAAGGTCTCCAGAAGTGCAGCCTTCATGCTCTCTACTGCATCGTAGACATCTTGGCTGACGTACTTGCTGTTACCATCGTGCGCTGGGCGTGGGAGTGCTGCGCTGTAGTAATCCATCACCTTGCGGCGCTCTTTTGATAGCTCACTGTCGTAGTAGCCAATGGAACGGCGGAGGTTTGTGTCTACGATTGAGACGATCTTTTCGTCATCAAGGGCTTTGTATTCTTCTTGTGATTTCATCTCTAAACCATCTCAATGTAATAATCATCGACTGCTTCTATTGGCTCCCAAGCTCCCTCGTGGATGTGGTTTGCTAGAGCCAGAGACATTACGCAGTCATCGAAACACCCGGCTTCAGCTTCCATGCCCCCGCTTTGGGTGACGATGTAAGTAAGCATCTCTCGGATAGTGACCTTATCGTTAAGTTCGATCTTACCCTCTCGAACTGAGGCCCTGAGTTCATCGATAATCAGGGGTTTTGTCTTGGAAGTGGTAGTAAAGCCCAACTTAATGGTCTCTTTGTCTGTCAACTTGTCTACCTGCACCTCTGTGTAGAAGTGGGGGTAAGCCATGTCTTTCCCAAGACGGGTACACGTTAAGATACCGTGGCTGTTGTTCTCTACGATGATGTAGGCAAAGTTAAAGAACTCACCTAGCTTGTAGAGAACCTCAGCGAAGTAATCTGGATGAACTTGGGCACGATAGGTCGCAACCTGTCGTTTCTTACTGTCTAATACTTGAGCAACTGAGAAGTCACCGCCTCTGACACCCATGGCGACATCAGCACCGATTGTGTACTGTTCGCCGGGGTCAAGAGTACGGTATAGCGTCAGTTCTCCCCTGGCATTCTCAAGCCAGTCATCACCTTCCAGCGCAAGCCTCTGCTTAGGCTCTGCGGCTTCTGCTAGACTTTCCTGTAGGCCCTCTGGGTTAAACACAGGGCGTCCAGTTGTCAGGAAGGCTTCTTCTGGCTCTGCGGGGTACTCTTGTCGAAAGAGGTCGATGCCGTTCTGTGCAACCTTGCGGCGACGAAACATGAGTTGCTCATCGTCAAGGCCGTACTTTTCACACAGCTCTTCTTCCTCTGGTGTTCTCTCGAAGTTCTCAGGAACAGGCTCACGATACTCTGGATCAATGAACCACGGGATGAACACTGGCACATAGCCATTGGTTCCCTCTACGGCACCTTTCCAGAGGTCATAGAAGATACCACTGACACCATTGGCAGTGCTTTCGACAAAGATGGCAGTGCCCTTCTTGTTGGGTACAGCCTGTGTCATACCGTTCCAGTTCTCCAGAGCGGTAGACTTTTGCCAGAAGGCAAGTTCTGAGGCATGAACATGGGTAAGAGTTTCACCTCGCCCAATGCTCTCACCACCAGCTGTCGCAACAACAAACGAGCTGTCTAGGACATCAAACGTAAGCTCTCGGCGTGAGCTGTACTTGGTGTGAGGCTTGAGTAACTCTGGGCAGTTCTCGTGGTATCTCTTGGTCATGTCGAAGAGGGCACGGGTACTGTCGGAGTGGTGTGTGACAACCATAGCCTTGCAGGCTTTGCGCTGAGACACGTTAAAGTACAGATAGCCACCAACGTAGGTCGATAGACCCTGCTGTCGGGCCTTCAAGATAATGATGCGTACCTTGCCCTCAGTCTCCATCTGGTCTTCTACGGCCTTCTGGAGAATGCGCTGGGCTGGCTTCAAGTTGAGTGACTTAATGTCACCGTCCTTGGTTCTGATCTTGAGGGCTGACTTACTGTAAAAGTCAAAGTCATCGTATAGTTTGCGGCGTACTACTTTAAGTCTCTTGTCCATCTTCGGCTTGCTCATCCTCTGGAGTGACTACTAAGAGCGACTCCAAGAATGCCTCGGCTTTACCGATAGTGACTTCGCTCTTTGCGGCAGGCTTAGTCTTGGTGAAGTCCAAGACCATTCTTGCTGCTGTTAGGCGATCCCGGTTTTGCCCCGGTTCACGCATGATTTCGACTGCTGCCTTGAGTGCCTCAATGGCATATACGTCATCAATGTCATTTTCTTTGGCCATGATAGCTACGATCCTTTCAGCATCTGCTTTTGCCTGTTTCCTGATCGGCGTGATCATTTCGAGGGTGTAGCCATCAGGTGTTCCCTGTGGTCTGCCCCCGTTCTTACGCTTTTTTGTTGACCACTGCTTTCTTAGCGCCCTTCCCTCTTCGGTTTTCATTAGGTTTGTGAAGTAGTTGTTCTCTTTTGGTGTCGCCCGGTTTGGGTAAGTCAACTCTTTCTTCGGTGCCTTTTTTCTTGGTACTTTGGGCACTGGCATCTGCTACTCCTACTAATGTTCCAATGATCTTGAGGGTCGTTGGGCAGGACTTACAGAACACAGGGGCTGGGAGTGCCGCTGCCATCTCTGCAAGCACCTTGTCTTTGTCAGAACTACTGAGGCTAGACGCCTTTATAGCTTCGATGCCCTGTAAGAAGGGCACCAAGTCAAATGCTGTCTTATTCACTGTTTGCTTCCTTGAGTGTCAGATGCCCCCAAAGGGGCACCTTAGTTATGCGGAGAGAATACCGGGAGCCATCATTGGCTCCTCCTCTTCCTCTGATCCAGCGGCAAGCAGTCCCATAGCGGATACCACAGCAAGTATGGTTGCGAAGGGGTGGCCATAGAACTGGATTTGCTTGTTGCCAGCTTTGGCAAACTCCTTGCGGATGAGTGCTGTTGTCTCTGGCATCACCTGTTTGGCCAAGGCTGGGTCGAACATATAGACCCACACGGGGTCTACTGCGAACTCAGCGAAGTTATTAGCGTACTTGGTGTAGCGTTTTGCGTTAGGACTTTCTGGGTTTTTAAGTTTATAGAATTGCCTTACAGCTTTCGAGTCATCACCAAGAGCAACAGTGATGTTTCTCTGAAGGTTATTAATCTCTTGGACAACAGGGTGATTAATATCAAAGTCAGAGCTAGAAAGCAGTGGTTGTATCGCACTACCAACAAACGAACCCGGTGGGAATTCATCGGCGTTTAGCTTTGCAAGTTTGTTACGAGCTTTTGTCTCAGAGAAGGAGTAATCAGGAGAAGTCTTACCGTCTATTGGCCCTAATGTTACACCATGCGCAATTTCATGTAGCAGAGTGGTTAAAGCACCAAGTTTTGTAATCTTCTCACCTCTGATTGTACCTCCAGGCTTTATACCAAAGATAAGACCACCCGCGCCGCCTTTAGAGCCTCTTGGATGGTAAAACCCTAATGTAGTGTTATCTACTTTACGGAAGCCCTGTCTCTTAGCTTCCTTGGCCATACCTGAGTTACTACGGAAGATGTTTACAGTCAGACCAAGCTGTTTTGCAGCTTCTAAAGCCATATCCCAGTCTTGAATGCCGTTCTCATACTTCGAGCCCTTTTTACCAATCTCAATGAGAGCCTTAGCCTGCGGAAGTTTCTTCTTTACATCTTTTGGACTTGGGGGCTTTGGTGTTGGCTTGGGTTTAGCGGGAGTTGGCTGAAGTACAGGCCCTGCGGGTGGGGTTGGTGTTGGCTCCAGTGGAGCTGCTCCCACTGGCTCTGGATTTCCTGCTGGGTCACTGGGTTCTGGCTGACTAGGAGCATCTTTAGCTTTCTGCTGCTGCTTTACCCTCTCCATGTAGGGAGTAAGGTAGGTTTCTGCAAGTTTAGGCTTCATTAAGTTGCTTGTGGCTCTACTAACGATAGCTTCAAGCGAAGCAACGGGGTCTCTGCCTAAGTTCAGCGCCATGCTGTCAAAAGCATCACCTAAAGTGGCACGATCTTCAGCTAGGATAGACGTATCGTTGTCCATCTTGTCACGAAGAGTAGCCAGATAGGCTTGGTTGCTGTTTTTACCAAGCTGCCGTTCTATTGGTAGCTGTGGTTCAATAGGCTTTTGACCTTTCTTGGGCTTCTTAGACTCAAAGTTGAGTGTCTTTGCCCGTATGAGGGAGGTCACATCATTTAGAGGACTACCGTCCATGATGCTCTTGCCTGTGGCCAGTGATTGCTTGTAAGCACGGATCGCACGTTTGCGCTCTGGGGTAGTCGATGGGTTAGCCAGTACCTCATCAAGTGCCTTCATAATGTCAGCATCAAGTTCAGCTACTGTTCGGCCTTGTGGGCCATAGGTCTCAATGATGGCAGAGTGAACTGTACCGCGAGGTGAGTTAGGAAGGGGAGGTTCGCCATTAGCATACTGCTGTGCATTCCGCTTTGCCTCTTCCTCGTCAAAAAACTGCTTCTTCTGCCCCTCTTCAAAATTGCGGCGTTCATCATCAGCTTTCTTCTGTGCCGTCTCAGCCTTCTGTCTTTCGACTTCGGGGTCTGGTTGATTGCGAAGTGCAGCTTCCGCAGCTCTACGATCTTTAGTCTCTTGCTCTAAATCACGAGCTGCTGGAGCTGTAGGATCAGCAAGACCATCACCGCCTCTGTTCTTCTTGATGAAACGGTTGACCTTGGACCTACGTCCAGTGACTGCATCGATGGCACGACCACCAACTACGAGAGGTATCTGTGCTGCTAACGAGGAGCCACCAGTTGCTAAGGCTGCACCAGTGTTGATGTT